TTTTTTTTTTTTTGACTGCGGCGTCCGCATCAAATCGTGAAAGACTACGGCGTCCACATTGGTAAAAATTTCACCTCACTGATCGTGAAGCTACAAAACCCAATATGGATATATAAAATATAAAGTATGTTTCACGATCAGCATGCGCCAAACCTCTCCCCATAAAACCTAAGGGCTAATGAGAGGACGTACACACCGTACATGTACGTTTTGGTTAAGAAAAATCCCTGAAGGGATTAAGGGGCCGTTGGCACCGATGTATATCTATACATTGGCGGAACGGCTAAAAAGAAAATAAAAGAAAAATCAGGACCTGCTGAACAATAGTAGGAATACTGAGTGGAATTAGCCCATTCGGCATTCCCAACTATATTCACGCGGGGCATGGTTCTCTCTCTTAGTGATAATTTATCTGTCCATGACCCATCAATACCTGTACCCAACACTGCATCTTTGTGACTACTAGTGCGAAACTTGAGTGGACTATAAAAAGGTGCACAAATGGAAGTAGTAGGCAATCGGTCAGTTTTAATAATATCTGTACCACCTGCTGTTGATGAACTAGATAGGGCATCCGTTCTAGCAACACCGTTAGCAGAACCAGGTATAACTCCAAGTGTGCCAGGAGTGGTATAACTAGTTAAAGTTAATGCAATGGTATTACCTGGACGACCTACACGAATTTCAGAATTAGGATCTCCTCGATGACTTTCAATATACCATATAACAGATCCACGTGAACCTAAGAAACATGATCCCAACAATGATAATAATGTGTACTGAACCCAATTATAAGGGCTAGTACCTGCTGATAATAAGTTATTAGCAGAATTGATACCATTAGGATCAAATCCAGGAGCCATAGGAAATCTATTGAATTGCGTTTCTCGAATTAATATATTGAAAGCAGTATTAACTCCATTAGTAATGTTCTGAGTGCGTAAAAATTGAGATCTGCGTAACAATGTTCGTAGACTCTTTATAGTTTCACCATGATATATTAAATTAATACTTTGAGGAATTGTTGATGGTCGTAAAGCTATTGAAGACACATCCTCATCCTCATTGTCATAAGTTAATACGCCTGATTGAACAGTAAATGGAGAAAGATTATTGCTAAAATTATGTTCACGTGGAGTTGCAAATTCTAGATTATCGGTACCACGAGCAAAAACTAATACAGTGATATTTGCTGTAGAAACTGGAGCTGTTAATTCTGTTAAAACTCTAACAGTCAAGATACCGTTTTCATAGATTTGCTTCAACAGTGGAGCAGTTCCAAAACGAGTAGCAGACACACGTGTTGTTGCTAAATATGCTGTATCAGCCATGTATGGTACACGAATGGTGAAATCAGTAGTATCAGATATATCAACAATCTTAGTATAAGCTTCAGTTGTTGCATCCGTAGTATTAGATATATCTCCTATAGGATCCCAAGAAATGCGTAAACGACCACGATGATATTGAGAACAAATGACTTTAAATCTTAATTCTATATCACCGCGCCAATAATCAAATATATATTGCATAAGGGCCATAGGGGTATGATTAGCTAATGTCTGAGAAGGCAATGAAGTATATAAACTTAACATAGGAGAAACTCCTACGTTAAATAACAAATCATCAGCTACTCTAGCAGTTGTCCAAGAAAATTGTGCTATATACGACTCACGAGTAACGAAGTTGGTTATATCTAGTTCATCTCCAAAATTTGCACCACAAACAGATGAATCTACAGTTAATTCATTTTTTGAATCTAAAGTTAATTTGGAAACACTAGTTCCAATATCTGTAGCTGCCATAGCAGGCATGGGATGTGTACGCACTGAATGCACATCCGCGATAACTGGAACGTTAGTGTAACCAAATAAAGACGCGATTGAAGAAACGGCAGAACCAGCAATTTGAGTGGCAGTGGCAAATGGTCCTATAACAGGAGCATTTGTCAAATGTCCAGCAAATCGAGCAATAGCTGAAGCAGGTTTAGAAATTATTCCTTTTCCATACTCATCAGCTTTACCAGATTGTAATGCAAATTTTACTGTTGGGGCAGATATTTGTAGATCTTCTGCCCACGCATAAATTTGGATTGTGATACCCGTGGTCGCAGCACTAGCAGTTTTCAAAGGGTCCATTACAGTTAAAACCAATGAGCCCATATTAGTAACATCAGCAGCACTAGTAACATCTAACCACTCTTTATAATAAACAAAGGGTAACATCATAGAACCTCCCTGAGAGCAAGAGGGATACAAATAAACATGGGGCAATTGCGAATAAATATACAATGGATCACCATCGGCAGTAAAAGACGGGGCACTCCAATTCTTTAAAGGATTGTAAGAAGCAATCATACAACCATAATAAAAAGGGGAAGCATTAATTAATATCTTTATGCGCAAATTACATTTCATCAAAT